AGACCCTTTCGGGTCTCCTCACTCACTTTGTGGGTGAGCTTATCCATGCACGTAGAGGTTAACTATGGATTTAGATAGCATCTTATACTTATTTAGAGGTAGTAGTGCTTTGCGCTATTACATCTATCTAAGATACGGGCTTTATGATCGCGAGTTTGTAATGCTTGCGTACATTAGCCCTAGTTATGTTTCTAAAATCCTTTTGTTAGCTCTTGAACATGTTTCTGAACATATTACAGTTCATAGCATGACGTGTGTAGGATCTTCTCTGCCGGGTAGGTCACCTTGTTGTGGTCGCACCCAACAAACCCTACCTAGACTTTTATGTGAGGAATAAACATGAGCGAGATATATTCCAAGTCTAGCTTTTATGGCTATTCTTGGTTTATGGAAGCTGAAGGCCATGACTATTTATTCAATAGTTTTCCGGTCAATTCAGCTTCTGATTCAAACGGTAAGATGAACTCTGTTACGGGTTCATATCTTCCCGGTTGGAAGTCCATTATTCGATCTGGAGGGAATGCTACCACCAACCTTAACGGAATTGAATTCCTTATTGAGGGTGATACATTCTTCTCTTATCAACGTTTTGGACATTATCCTGCTTATGGTTATGCAGTGACTTATCAATGTTCAGGGCATTACCCATATAATTGGGTTAACTCTGCTATTGATGCGTCACCTTCGCTAAAAGCCGAAGTTAAGAACCGGGCAATTCGTAAGTTTCTCGATGACGCTAAATCAAAGCGGACTTCTTTCGAAGCCGGCCAAGATCTTGGTGAAATCAAGCAAACTATCGAATCTTTCGTCCACCCGATGAAGTCTCTCAGAGATTTAACTCTTGGTTACTTCCAGAAGCTCAAGAAAGCTAAAGGAAAGTACCGGGACTCTATTTCTCTGCATAAGGCTCTTTCGGACTCGTACCTCGAATACCGATTTGGCTGGCGTCCTCTTGCTTTAGACATTGCGGATGCGTATGCTGGTCTTACGAGTAGAACTCGTATGTCCAACACAGCGCCCTGCTCTGCCTCTGGCAAAGGTTCTGAGAAACTTGATAGTTCCTCAGGATTAGCCTCCTATGGTTGGGATTCCCGAATGGTTTTAGATCAGAATTCTTACCTGAACTATTCCTTTCGGATCAAAGGTGCGATTCGATTGAATTTGGATAGTAATGGTCGCATTCCGTTAGCTCAGTCTTTGCAGTTATCAACTGTGAATGACTTTGCTGTTACAGCATGGGATCTACTTCCTTATTCTTTCGTGGTTGATTACTTCGTCAATGTTGGCGAAATAGTCAATGCCCTGACGTTTCCTACTTCAGACCTTACGTATGTCGTCGCCACTGAGCGCACTGAGTTGATATCACAATATCTTCTCAGGCATATCACTGTCGACAGTACGCCTGGTCTGGTTTGGGATTCCCAGGGCACGAATGCCTCTAGCGTCAAATTCATAGTAAAGAAGTTTAGTAGGTACATACCAGATTCTCTTGATCTGATTCCATCGGTACGAGTTTCGTTACCGGTGTCATCTAGACCTTGGGAAAATATGGGTGCGCTTATTAGCTCCAATACTAAGAGTTTGGTCCCTTTCTTTAAATGAAGGTAAACCAATGTCTCTTACACTGTCCTCTCCCGTTACAGGGGGCGCCCAGACTAGTCTTACGTCTCCGACGTATACTATCGCTGTGGATACGGCTCCGACGTCAGCTGGCAAACAGTATGCGGTAACCGCTCTTGGCGGTACGCAGACTGGTGTCGATGCTTCGTCGTCTCCGACCAAGCCATTCACAATTACACTTTCCCGTCCGACTTCATTGAAGACGCTCGGGGTTGTGGATCCTGTGACTGGTGTTCTCCGATCTGTTCCTCGAAACAAGTACACTGTCCTTGTTCGCAAGGGCGTCACCGTTCTGACAGGTCAAGCTCCCGCGGTCCTACAAGGCCGCGTCGAGATTGAAGTGCCAGCTGGTGCCGACATTGCGGATCCGGCCAATGTACGTGCTGCTCTCTCACTCCTCATTGGTTCGCTGAATCAAATCAGCGCATCAATGGGTGATACGTGTGTGACTGGAGTCATTTAATATGATCTCCTGGCTCACACGGAATAAGAGCTGGGTATTAGCAATAACTGCAGGCTTGGCCTCTGCTCCCTTCCTTCCTGGTTGGGCGCATTGGCTTTTGAATGCAGGTTCTGCTATACTAGGTAGTCCCTAGTCCAGGGTTATCCTGGAACCTTAGATCAACAGATAGGAGACAGCGATTATGGGCCTTAGCCCTAACGCTCTTTACTCTACCGTTACTGAAGATGTCTCAGCATTCTTGCCCTTGGGTCCAGTGGACCCTAGCAAGTTGCCTCCAGACGTTTCTTATCGGCAGTTTGTTGCTACTTCTCTCTGTTTTGATGTTACTCGTAAATGGGTACCATCTGACACTGAGGAGCCTGACAGGCTCGCCTTAGAGAAATTCCTTGCATCAAATAAAAAGTGCAGGGACTGGTGTCTTCGCCTTTCTGGTAGTTGGGATGAACAGCTTTTCGGGGATTTTCTCCGTGAAATTGATTTATTCCTCCATCCTCAAGGTGAAATGCTCTTTTCTTCCTACTTTGATTTTCTCAAAGTTGGTAGGACGGGGCCTGGTGCTGCTCTCGGTGCTAGAGGGAATAGCATGTATGCTAAACTCTTTAGCTCGAAGCTCACTGTTACATCTAAGTACTTATACGAAATGTATAAGAGTTATATTCAATGGTTCCCTAATTTCTCGGAGGCGGAAGTTCACCGCTACGAGAACTATGGTGACCCTGATATAACTACCGGTAGTCGGTGTAGTTTCGTTCCAAAAACTACAAGCACGAGTCGCATGATTTGTGTCGAACCTTCAATTAACATGTTCTGTCAATTGGGGCTAGGCACTCTTCTAGAGGGTCGTTTGAAAGACTATTTGAATATAGATCTTTCGACTCAACCTGAGAAGAATCGGCGATTGGCATGCTTAGGATCTAAAGATGGATCTTTCTCAACGATTGATCTGTCTTCTGCATCCGATAGTATCTCACTTAAACTTTGCGAGATGATCTTTCCTCCTTGGTTTTTCCAAACCTTGTTGGAACTTAGATCAAATCGTACTGTTTATAAGGGTACTAGCATTCCTCTAAATATGATATCTACTATGGGTAATGGTTTTACATTTCCCTTGCAGACAGTAATATTTAGCTGCTTGATTAGAGCGGCCTATCGTTCAGCGGGAATACCGCTGTTCGATGGTTTGAAGCAGAATTGGGCTTGTTTTGGAGATGATCTAATATGTGATAGCAGATGCTATCGCAATGTTATACGTCTCCTTGACTTGCTTGGTTTTACTCCAAACCCCTCTAAGACCTTCTTCGAAGGTCGGTTCAGAGAATCCTGTGGTACTGATTGGTTTGATGGCCAACCAGCCCGAAGTATCTTCATTAAGAGTCTTCGGTCGCCTCAAGATATCTTTTTGCCATTAACCTTCTAAATAGTTGGTCTGCTTATACCGGCATTAGTCTTAATAAGACTATTCGTTATCTCATCTCTGGACTCTCACCGTTCAACAGAACGATGTTTGTTCCATTTGATGAAAATAATGATGCTGGTATTCGCGTTCCTTCTATCTCTTTAATTAATAAGCTTAGACGAGATACTAATTCCTCACTTCTTTATGAGGTTTATAGATCGCGTCCTAAGACTATTAAGATCGGAGATGGGGTCATCCGTGTCCCTAAAGGAGGTAGGAAGCTGATGTACAATCCTCCTGGATTGTATGCTAGTTTCTTATATGGTGAGTTGGTTTCCTTTACAATATCTGTCAGGCATGATAAGATATTATATCGGAAGAAACTACGGTGTACTCCCTATTGGGATTACATACCCGTTGACAATCTTACTAACGGAATAAGATTGTCTTGGCAACAGTGGGAAACTGCTGTGGTCATTAACTTGACCAACCCCTAGAGAAATCTAGGAAAGGCTTAAGTGCCTTCCTCCTATG